TCTGGTCGCATGTTTCATTAAATGATGGGCTGTCAGTATATATCCATTGATGATTAGCTGGAAATGTTAAATTAGTTGCAGCTAGTGTTGTAGCATTTAAATCAAATGGCTCAAACCGGCCATGAAAAGCATAATGGTTTAGCAACGCATAATGCTCTGCCCTAGTCATCTGACTGAACGTCATCCGCAACTGGTCGCCGGATCTACCATTGCCGTGTCGCACGTTAACCTCATCGCCACTTAGCACAAGCAGCGATGTGTTAGCTGTGCTACCTGGCGTGTAGGTGCGGCTACTTGGATTTAATGCAGGGAATAAAGCCATGGTTTTATTTTACACCGCAGGGCCACTTGACCCTGTTACACCTTCCCAAACAGCTAAAGGATCTCCGCTGTTAGTGTTGCTAAATTGCCATCTGCCGCTAATTATATAAGTGTGCGGCGAGTCATTAGGCACTGAGCCTCTGATTACAGGTGTATAGTGAAATTCAGGGGTATTAATTTCCCAAATAGCTCCTGGGCCTTGCAAGCCTCCAAAACTAAAACTACCCGAGCCGCCGTTAGCAGTTTTATATGCTGTTACGGTTGCTCGCCATGCTACAAAGCCAATCGGCACTGCATCATAAATTTCATTGCTAAGTATTTCAGTGCCAGGTTCGGTGCCTGGTTTGTAAACTAAGCCTCGGATTCCATAAGGGCCTGAATACAGAGCTCCATTGTATTCGTAATAAGTTCCTCCTTGAACGATTGTGACTACCCCATCGGTTGAAATGCTGCCGTTCCATCTTACATATTGATATTGCGTTAAGTCTGGTATTGCCGGTTCTGTGGCACCAATTACTGATGGTTCGCCAAACCCACCAGGGCTGCTAGGGTCTGGGCATGTAGCTTCTGCAATTATGTAATGGTCTATATCATCGTTTGTAAGCACCAATGATGCGCCTGACTCCCATCCACTGGTGCCAAGTGTTTCGCATTGTATTAATGTGCGGTTAGTCGTTGTTTTTGCTTCTTCTATATCTGCCACTAAAGACTTAGTTACGCGATACCAGCAGACTTTACCGCCTGGGCATGGCGGCACTGCATTTGCCGTTTCGCCTTCTTCTGGCGGGTCGCTAACGCCTGTAACTCCAGGGTTTGGCCCGCTTGGATAGCTGGGCTGGTTCCCAGCCAGTGGATCTTCTGGGTTATCAACTGGGTCTGTTGGCCCGGCATCTGGCTCATTGCCAAGTTCAGCGGGGTCAGTCTCAACGGGTGGGTCATTTATGGGCGATATAGTTTCACCAACATCAGTTAAAGGCGTATTGTCAACATCGCGGCCTGCGATGTCACAAGTAAAATCTGTGCGCCCTGTTGGTACGGTGTAGCCATTGCCTACCGCAGCATTAACTGCTAACCCAACCAGGCTACGGTTTTGGCTATCAACCGGGAAATGAATTAAATCTAAACTGATAACACCGCTGATGGCTCTTGCAATACGCTCTACTTCGTAGAAATGATTATGGTAACTAACTGTACCAACACTAGTTTCACGCCTTAGCCTGACCCGTACAACATCGCCCACAATTAGTGTGGCATTGAATGAGCTAGGCGCAACACGTATCCTAAGCGTATGCGTTACATAGTAACGACTAGCGACACGGTAAGTTCCAACCTTAACTGCATGGTCTTCAGTAGCACAAAATTGGCTTAGGTCGTATTGCTCTAATGGGCCATTATCGGCCAATCCTTTCATCCGTATTTCAGCGGAGCGGATAATACCAATATCGCTATCTGGTTGCTGACGCCATAAAACCAGGGCTGTAATAGCTTTGCGATTTTCAAGCGAAATATAATCAATTTCAAAACTTTCAATTATTACGTGATCTTCTGTAAAAGTAAATACTGGTTCAATTGCTGTTGTTTTAATCGTGCCATTAGCATTGGTTTGCAGCCTTGGCCTTAAACCTTTTTTACCATTTTTATCACTTACTCGCAATAAGAAATCTGAACTAATAGATTGCAGCCAGTCTTCAAGGTTAGTTGATTGCTTAAATTCTCCATTATAAAACAAACCATTTACATTACAGAATAATGCCGCATCTTCCATCATTGTCAAATCAATCATTGAGCTTGGGAATCGGCTGCTTTGTGTTATCAAATACAATGCTAAATCAATCACATTATTGCTAGGCCCTGTGATGTCATCTAAAATCCTTGTAACATTTATCCCGTTACGAACGAAACAATGCACTTGTCTATCCCATAACTCGCTGCCATCATCATGCGTATTAATAAAACTAAGCGTTGTCATATTGTCGTATGTGCCTTGAGTGCCGCAATACAATGGGCAATTCCAAAATTTCTTAGTTGCTACAGCAACAATAAAATTACCAGGGTCCCAAGTTTCAGCGCGCCGGTCGTATGTTTGCGCCCATGTGCCAACACGGCAAGCACGCTGAAATACATCTTTAAGTGGCAACTGGTCCATATCGCCTTCGCTAAGTACTAGGTGCACTTTGGTGGTCAGCACGTTAGTTGTTGAGTTATTCTCATACCTGCCTTCAGTAGCGGCTGGGCTTACTAATACACCGCCATTGCTTGATACACGGCGACAAAATACAATGGGAATTGGTTCGCCAATTACTGCTGCCTTTTGCCTGCTGTCTAGTGGTGATTGCCCCTTGGCTGCTCCTTCCTCGGTAACGGTAGTAACCAATCCGCTTTGATATGGCAGGAGCGCTAATGGGTCTCTAATTTGAATACTCATAATCTTACCGGTGCCCCAATAAGTAAAGTAGTAAATTTACGTGGCGGCACTTGCGCACCTACTGGGCTAAGCGCTGAACTTAAATTAATTGATAATTGCGTGAAATTACCTGAAATTTTTGACACTTCACCAACGTAAGTGGCAATCAATGACTGGGTAGATATTGGCGCCGATTGCGATAATCGTGTATCAAACTCATACATTTTAATCTCGCATAATCTATTGTTATTTAAAGCTGCTTTGAACACACTAATTGCTGTAGCTGTAGCTGGCACTGTGATGCTAACGTCTGAACCTGCTGGGCTGCCAGCCATCATCCCATCAGCATTAAATGGATTATAAAACCAAGACGCAGAATCTAAAGTGATAGTTTGATTAATGTAATATGCTTGCCATCGTACATAGGTTTGGCTGCTATCGTAAATTCTTAGATATTGGCTTTGGCCGCGATTGCTCATGCGCCTACTCCTTGATAACTGCGTCCGCCAAATGTACGGTTATTCAGCAGCAAAGAATCTGTTAGCATTGTAAGTGCTTTTTCCATGTCAGCAATTGTTACATACTGTTGGTTGTTCTGTTGCAGCACTGGGCCTGTTTGTATTTGTATCGTAGGCGATGATGACCTGTTGCTACCTTGGCTTTGGATAGCTGCATTACCGCGCACGCCACCAAGGTAGTTAGCGCTTGCACGCGCCATCTTAGATTCAGGAATTATATATTCGCGCTCACCACCTTCGCCCACTATCGCAAGGGTAGGACTGTCCACAACGCCGCCTTTAGCGAATTTAGGTAATTGCGGCTGGGGTAAATATGAAATCTGTGGCAACTTTAAAGTTGACAACGCTTTATTTGCACCTTGGATTACCTTATTAATTGCGTTTACCACACTGCTTATTGCATTGCCAATACCATTTAGAATGCTGTTCACTATGCCTTTCATCGTTTGCATAGCAATTTCAAATGGTTTTGTGATTGCGTCTTTAACAGATTGGAATATATTGCCAATGTTCGCTACCATTTGTTTTATTGTATCTTGCACCGGCTTAACAAATTTTTCACTTATAAAAGTTGTAACTGCTGTAAATACTTTTTTGGCTGGTTCTATAAAATTTGTATTAATATATCCGTATGCCGCAGTTGCAAATTTTGATATTGCTTCTTGCGTTGGCTTAATAAAACTATCGATAACAAATTTTGTTAGCGCAAAATGAGCATCCATGTAAGGCTTAACAAAATTTTCATATAGCATTGTAAAAAATTGTTTATACAATTCAACAATGGCATTAATTGCTGCGCCAACTTGGTCTCTAAATGCGTAAATTGCAACGCCTGCTGCTACCAGTAAAGCCACCCAACCTACAGGACCTGTAAATACTCCAGCCAAGACAGTCCCTAGACCACTTAGTACGCTGCTAACGGCAGCCACAACAGGACCTAAGCCGCCAAGGTATCCAGCAATAGTGGCAAGCACACCGCCGCCAGCAAAAAGCCCGCCTAATACAGTGAAAATTCCAACAATTGCATTTATGGCTGGCGCTAATACAACAAATGCTGCCGCCAATCCTGCTATCCCGCCAATTATGGTTTGCACTGGTTCTGGCAATTTGCTAAAGCCTGTTGCTGCTGCGGCAATACCCTCAGCTAGTTTTGTGATTGTTGGCAACAGTGCTGTTACAGCTTGATTGAATGGCCCAGATATTGATGACGTTACTTTATTAATTGAATCATTAAATTTATCTGCCGCCGCAGCCATCTTCCCGTCAATTGTTGCTGAGTATTCATTAAGTGCATCCTTGCCTTCATTAAGCATTGGAATTATATTGCTACCCGACTTGCCAAATAACTCCATTGCTAGTGCAGTTTTTTGCACACCGTCTGGCATCTTAGAAAACTTATCGGCTAAATCCAGCATGATGGCATCAACGCCACGGATCTTGCCTTGCGCATCAGTTGAACTAACGCCAATAGATTTCAATGCTTCGCTAGCTTTTGACGCCGGGTCAACAATACCCTTAGCCAACTTGCCCATTGCTTTTGCTACTTCATCCAAGCTGCTGCCGCTATCATTCGCAGCCTTGCCAAATTTATCTAGCGTTTCAACTGCCACGCCAGTGCGCTGGTTTAAATCATTTAAATTATCTGCTGCATCAATTGACCGCTTGCCAAATGCTGCTAATCCCGCTAATCCAATTGCAGGCACAACTGAACCCAACGCACTACCAAGGCCGCCTGCAATCCCTCTAAGCCGCCCGAAATTGCCTTGCAGTCCAGTAGCTTGCCTGTCTAATTTATTGAGCCCACGCTCTAGCCCCTCGACAGAAGCTAATCCATCTACCGTAGCTTTTATTTTTACTGCTGCCTGCATATCTAGCGCCATATCAGCCTCCTTTTTTGCTCAAAGCTGCTAGCACTTCTTGCTCGATAACTTGGATGTCATCCAACATGGCGGCTGCATCAATATCTCCTTCTATTGTAACCAGCCACGCAAGCGCATTGTAATCCAGCCCTACTACGCCATTAGGACCTGTACGCCATTGCGTTTGGCAGCGTAAAAATAACTTTACCGCCGGCCATGCTTCTGGCTCCACTTCAAAATACTCAGGTTTTGGTTCTGGTATCTCTATTCCAAATACTGCTGCATCATCTTGGGTATCATCAATAACGCCACCTTGCACCCAATACAAAGCAGCGTCCCTTAGTTTTTTGTTTTCACTCCAGCAAGGCTATCAAAATAAGCAACAATAATCGCAGATGCTACTGTTGGGATATCAAGCAATTGCTGCTTAACAGTTTCGGAAAATGTTACCGCGTCGCCATCGCTATCAACTACACCTTCCCATCCAATAATTAATTCATTCGCAATTGATATATCTGTGATGCTGTTATCTACCAGTTCGTTGCGTTCCGCCGCTTTGATGCGGGTTTGCACGTCAGTTTGGATTTCATTAATCCTTGCCTGTGGCAATCGCTTAAATTCTGCATCAAATGTTTGCTTCTCAAACTTGCCGCCATCGACCGGAAGCTTAAAGCTTACCGGCCATTTGTAGCTGTTGGATTGCTTAAGAACAAAAGACATAAAAACTAGGTGAAGGTAAGGGTGATTTCGTCATTGCCTGCTGTTGTAGGAATGATTACAAACGGCAGGTTAATCATTTGAATGCCATCCGAATCTTCGTAGGTCGGGTTGGCAATATCAACCTTAGGCGCCACCATGGTAACACGGTTGCCAAGGGTGGTGCCATGCAGCAGGCTTATTACCCCAGTGGTGTCATCGTTTGCGATAGTGAAGAAATCCTTCTGCGCAATGGTTGGAGCTTCAATAATGCACTCGCCTTCTGGCGCGCGGTTGACAATTAATACAGACTTATCACAACCAACCAGCTCTCGATATACGGTTTCGTTTGCCATATCCAAAGTAAGCGACATTAAGCAACCGCTATAACCAAGAATTTGGAATGCCGATGTGCTGCCAGCTTTAAATATCAACGGTGTTGCTTGGTTGCTGTAGGTAACGGCTGGGGCAGCGGTATCAGTTGGTGCGTTATAAATGCCAACCATTGTAAATTCAATAGTTGGAATCTCGCCTACTGCACAGTTAAAAGCAAAACTGCCGCGTGCACCTGTGATGGTATGTAATACACCATCGTTATTAAAGTGGATAGTGGCGCTATCAAAACTCGCGCTAACAGGCTTGTATCCTACATTTGCTGCGATGCTGTACACACTGCTTGCACCTGGTGTAAATGCTGCGGTGCTGGCCTTTACTGTTGCAACCTTAGTGCTGCCAACGTAATCAGTAATCACGCCAATGTGGCCGCTACCGGTGCCGCTGGAAATAGTAATGACCATGCCGACGTATATGTCATCTGTTGCGCTAGATGCAGCCGCCAAGGTGATACTGCCCGCAGAACCTGCCGTAGCAGTGCCGGTAATGGCTGCTGCTGTAGTGGTCTCTGCCATGCCGCAAGCTTTCAGCAATCCGCCAAAACGTGGTGCTGTTGCCGCTGCACCAGAACCTGCAAGCTCAACCTCAAACGTAATGCTCACACGCGTGTTAGCTAAAAGCTGGTCACTGTTGCCAAGGTATGGCCGGATTAAATCGCGGCTTACAACATCAGCCTCAATCGGTGTAACTTCTAGGCTGCGAACCAATACCGCATCAGTGCCGGCAGGGCTTGAATCAGTCCCGTAGGTCGCTTCTACTTTTGCCAGGATCAGGCGTTTGCGTGTTAACAGTGCCATCGTTCAGGACCTCAGGAGTTGGTGTGGGCTTGCGTTTGCCAGTGATGGGGTCCAAAACGTAAGAGCCGCCTTGGCCTTGGTATTCATCAATCATGTTAGCTACTTTAGATGGATAGATTTGCCACATTCGTACGATAGCGAACTAAGAAATCACACGCAATAACGCCTGCCGGTTGGTCTGCTTCTACCAGTTCAAAGCTCACTGATTGCGGCTGTACATCAATTGCATATCCACCTAGCGTTAGGTCCGCCATCATCTTGGCGTGCAAGCTTTCAATTGTTGGGTCGGCTAATTGGTCTGGGATATTGCCGCGCACAATTACCGCAACACGAACAACTAAGCTCCAGTCCAATGTTGGCAATGCTGTGTTCTGTTGCGCGCTATCGCTTATCGGTTCAATCACAATCGCAGGGCTTTCGCCCCTTGTGATTGGTTCTACCCTGCTGCGGTAAATCCTGGTGCTAACGCCTGTAGTGCCAACTAAAGCCGCAGCGATAGCAGTTAAGATTGATTCCCGTTTGGTAGTCATGCGTCGCAGCAGATAGTGGTAGTAAGGGTTCGGTTGGCATGACTTGCGCTAACAACCACGCGCAGATAACGCACCGCATAACCTGGATAAGTGTCTAAGTGGTTGCCCGATTCTCTTACTTTTGCAGTTTCAAAGCCTGCCCAATTAACGCTGTCCATAGAGCCTTGCAGTTGGTGTGTAACCTGCCCACCGGTTACAACGTCGATGCTTGTGATAGTAGTGCCATCAATCTCAATCACCTCAGATGTGCCAACATTTGTGATAGGTGCAAACGCATAAATATTTTGTGGCCGGTCACAATTGCCGCCATAGATAATGCTCATGTTTTTTGCAATGCAATTTGCACAAACTGACCATCATCAATAAGCATTGTTTCGCGCACTGTATAACCAACACTATCTACCGTAATTGCAGCGCCCCGTATCAATGCGCCAAAATCTGTAGCTTTAGCTGTCAGTGTGAAATCAGTGCTAAGCACCATCCCATCGCTAATTATCTGGCTTGGCATATCCAAGATGCCTAATGCAGTAACGGCGCCACTCGTACAAGTGACGCCGAAATCTGCTAGGAAGATGCTTAGGTCTTCCGTGAACGCCATTAGCTGTACTTGTTAGAAGCTAAGCCGATAACCGAAACAGCTCCGGCGCCAGTGCCGCCTGCAACGGTGACAGATACCTTCACGAAACGCTTAATGTCAGTAACATTCACAAAGATTTTTTCTAGCAGCAAAGTGTTTGCTGTAGTCGTTGTAAATGCACCACCAGTAACGTCGGTGTAGGTCCCGCCAGAGGTATCAGATGCAGTTAACTTAACCGCATAAGTGATTGAAGCGCCGCCTGCCTCAGCGTCAAGCATCACTACCATGTCGCCTTCATAAATCT